CACCTAAACACAGTGTCTGATTTTGTCAGCGGTCGGAGAGGCGGCATACGTCTAGACACCTTGATCAAGATCGAAAAAGCTTGCCACGTTATAAAAGAGAGTCCGTTTTTATGCCGAAGAGTTAGTCGGAGTAAACAGCAGGGAGCTACCTTAATGGTAGTTTCTTAGTGTTAATTCCAACACTACAACTAATCCTGAGGAGGATTAATCATGGAAACAATTGATGCAACGCCAACATGGCAAGAAACAGCAGTAATGCTTACGCAGATACTGGAATCGGGCAGTGACAAGTCTTGGGCACGCGATGAGATTATTCGAATGGGCAAGATCATTGATCAACAGCAGGCATTCATTAAGCAGTCAAAGGAGGTGGCGTGATGGAAGTTTCAAAGAAGCGTCATCAAGAAATAATTAACCTAGCTAACACGCTATCAAACGATGATTTATGTACTTTGATTAATGCGGTTAGTAGTAGGTTAGAAGTTTACTTAGGCACAATCGGCTTAGTGTGTATTTCAACTGAGGTTGAATACGCTCACATGAACGGTATGACAGTACAAGTCAATACCACAATGGCTCAGCTAGATGATATGCGTGAAGACGATGAAATCCAATACGCAATGAAAATGTATGAGCTGCGAAATCCAGAAAAGGAGGTGTCGTGATGAAAGTAACTTCCAGCTATGGCGAAGAGTATGATCTCGATGTGCAGGGTGCAATGGATATACTTGAGTACGCGGCAAAGCAATACTGCCAAGAACTTGGCGGCGATATTAGACACCTATACACCCGCAAAGAGATATTAAATTCGATTGCCCTTTTAAAGAAGGAGGTGGCGTGATGAAAACCTTACACAGTAGTGACTTCAGTGATTTTCTCTGGGAACTGCAAGATTTGGTTGACAAATATGTTGGCAAAAATGGAAATATTATGTGGGGAACAGAAGATGGGTGGTCTGTATTTGAAGTCTCAATTCCACGGGACCCTTCAGAATCTGAAGAGGAGGTGGCGCGATGAGAGATTCAACTTATATGATCGACCTTAACGTCGTTACCTTCGATGCATTCTGCAAGCTAGATGCGCTAGACGAAACCTTTATAGGCACCCCCGATTATATGGGGGTTGCTTACTTTTGGGGTCATGGAGTGAAGCATTACCTTCGAGAAGCTTCTCAAGCACAGAGACGTAGAATCCATAAAAAATGGCTTGAAAAAGGACTTGATCTGTACGACGACAGTGACGACCACTTCAGAGTTATAGGTGAAGTGATGCCGCGCTTTCGTCAGGAGATACAGAACAGCCTGAAGGTCAACGGCTTTGAAAAGCACCGTGTACCCGAATGGAACAGGGTCAAGTTTGGAAACAAGCCCACAGTGATAGCCGAGGTAGCGTAATGAACAAATTTAAATGTGAGCAGTGCGACTTCTTTGGCAATGATGATGAAATTGTCATTGTTAAAGAGGTTGATATGGAACCATACGGAGACAGAAAGGTTGAAAGGGCAAGCTACTACTATCACTGCCCAGACTGCAACTCTGACGACCTCACAGAATACGCTGAGGTGAATTGGTAAACCCCGAGATTGCGCTAAGGATGGCGCTCTTTTTCGTTAGTTTTTCAGGTGCAACCCGAGGGTTGTATCTAATGAACTAATCAAAGAGGAAAGCAACATGTTTTTATTTAAAGAAACGCTAGAACACGCAGGCATGGCAGACACCAGAACACAGAAGCTTGCCGAAGCACTCAACTTACTGCACTCAGCTATATCGCAGTGCGATCTAGGCAACAGAAAAATCTTTGCGGACAACTTCCCTTACGCTGTTAGGTCTGCCGTCGAGTACGCAAAGATAGAGGAGCTAAATCAAGACTTGTGGGGGATTAGCGCACTGGATCGATACCGACAAGACACTGAGCTTGCAGAGTGGATCTCTGAATACTCAGAGTATGAAGACAGCATCCAGACTCATCCAATTAGAGATAATGTATTCGATATGGGAGACTACCGATGATTATTGAAATCATTTTTACAATTGTATTTTTTTCCGTAATGGCTGTGCTTTTAAGTGGAGCTTTTCTAATCGTTCAGGACAAAGAAAGACAATACCAAGAGAGAAGGAATCAACGTGACAACAAATGAAGAACTGCAACACCTTATGCGAAAGCACAATCTGTCTCAGACTGATGTTTCAAAAATGCTAGAGATTCCCTTGGACACTGTAAAAAACTACAGCCGAACCGCTAACCGTAGTAGAGTGCCCAAGGTAGTCATAATAGCTTTGCGTTTGAGTATTCAACTAAGAGACAAAACGGAATGAGAAAGACCCACTTTGGATGCCGGTCCTGAGGACCATGAATTTGGACCGGCTCCATCCCTTCAAGCAAGATACATTCAAGTATCCCCTCCCTGCTAAACCAATACTCCCCCTTACCTGTATCAATCACCCAGAAATCAGCTAGCGACACGCTGAATGCAGACGGCTTGTTGTGGTAGTACTCGACCACAATGTTGCCTGTCTTTTGCGACATCGGATCGTACTTAACCTCAACAGTTTTACCTATCTCAGGCATCTCAATATCCCAGTCGGGATGATACCCCTCAGCCTTCCTAGCTTGAGGGAATACCAATCTCAACCGATCAAGTAAGTTACGCTCAATCGCCTCGCCTCGAATGAGGTCTTTAGCGAATCCCATTTGCTCTGTCTTTTTTCCACAGCATCTCAACGCCAATCTTTACTAAGTCTTTACTGTGACTGGGCGTTGCATTATCTGGAATGCTGTCTATTGCCGCTCGCCTTTCATCCTTGCTTGGCAGTTCCAGTATGTTGCTTGGAAGGTAATAGGGTAGGGTTGCTTTTGCTAGATCATGAAAGTCTGGATCTAGGTTGTCCTCTATATACTGGAGGCACTGGGGGTAGTATGTTTTTTTCGCGGCTAATTTTATTTCAGCATTGAACTTTGCAGGCTTCATTGGGAACCTCTAGTAATTCTCTCATTAACAAGATGCCTGTCTCCCAATCCACCGTGACTGTTTCGACAGGTTTAAATGAGTATTCCTTGAATGTCCGTAACGGAAATACCATGCGTATCGGTTGGCGGTCGTACTTGTATATCAGCACCGGAATATAATCATCCCCTGCTGAAGTCTTTGCTTGCTCCCACCACTCCGGCTTGTACCAGTGACCAGTCGCGTATCGTTTGGCTTCGATCATTAAGTTGTGAAACTCAATGTCAGCCTTGCCGCAAGTCTGGTATTGATCTAGGTTTCGCTTTAGGTGATTAGCGCAGGAGCCGAACTCATCTTGAAATTTCTTGATGAGCTCACGCTCAAACGCATGACCCTTAGCGCGACCGTTTATCAACTCTCTTCCTCTTCTAACCACTGCAAGTAAACTCTTGCCTTTTGCAATGACTGGACCTTTCCGTTTGGATGATTTTCATATCGCCAAACATACTTCTGAACATTACCTTTGAGGTAACCTTTGAACTGCTCAGATGTCATAGAGGATTTGATAGCTTCGATGCACTCAATCGCATCGTCTGATTTCTTATAGTGTTTGGGCTGATTTACAGCGTCCCACTCTTGGGGTGTTGCATTAACCATTATTTTTCTCCGTTATCTTTTGTTTGGTCCAGTCGAGCAGTTCCATTTGTGTTCCGTAACGCTCTTCGAACCTCCGTTTAAAAGGGTGGCGACTTGTGTAACTAACATTGTCTTCACCGCCACGATGATGCTTGTAACAAAGGGGTATCGACTTAAGGTGCGCCCCTTCTTTAGTTTTTCCGTCGATGTGATGCACCTCAGCAGGCGTGAATACGTTGAACTGACGGTGACATACACAACATCCAAACTGAGTGATGTCATCCATCCATTTCTTATCAACTGCATTCGCACCACGTCCTTTCATGTACCGTAAACTCTCCGCTCAGCTCTCTCACTGGCTAGCATTGACTGCCAGACTTTGAACTCAACTTCAGCTGCCAACATCTCTGACTTTGCCGCCGCTAACATTCCCTTAGCCTTGCCTCTAGCAAGACGGGCTTCATACACATTGGCGTCTTCATCAGAAGCTCTTAATTGAGCGGCATTAGTCTTAGCTCCTTTTGCTTCAGCCATGACCATCGTTTGTGCGACAATTCTTTTCTCATCTGCATCAGATTTCGATAGCTGATACTCAGCCTTACCAACCGCTGTGCCTGCTTCTCGAATCTTCATTGCGAAGTCTTCTTGATCCATCTAGTTCTCCTTTGAATAGTTAATGTAATAACGAGCCTTGCCGTTCTTTCTGTCTCTGTACTGACAGCACTTATTGTCGAACTCAAAGCCAACTTTGCCTTCGTACATACCATTACGATTCTTTAAAACCTCTAGGTACATATCCCATTGCCTTGTGTACTGCTCATCAGGCTCTTCACCTAACATTTCAGCCTGCTCAATCTGCTCTGTCTTGCGCTTGTTTTTCCACACGGATAGGAATCCATCAGCAAGGTCTGTAATTGACCCCGAACCCTTTACGTCATACTTGTTTGGTGCTGAGTACTCTGACTCACCCTTTCGGACGTGGGTCACAATGAATATCGTGACTGGAAATGACAGCTTGAAGTTGACAAGCTTTTCTATGAATCTCTGCTGACCCTCATAGTCATCTTGCCTAACCATATTGGTTAAAGAATCGACAACGAATGTGGTAATGCCGTAACGTCGATATGCATATTCAAAGCAGGACATTAGGTCTTCAGGTTTCGGAGTTAACTTATCAACAAACAGCCACAGGTTTGGGCACATCCACTCAAGCAGTTTCTTTCTATAGGGTTGGGGTGGTTGCTCTGATCCTGCCGCCTGACGAACCATTCGACCCATCGTTGCTTTAGGTGTCATCTCCATCGAAGCGATTAGTACTTTCTGTTGCTGTTCAACAGCGTTGAGTGCAAGTTGATTTAGCCACATTGATTTACCGTGACCATTGATGCCGCACACACCCCAGAGTTCATTGGGTCTGAACTTGATGTCTTCTTCGTCTAACTTCGCCCAACCAGAGCCAAAGCCCTGAGTGTCATCAGCCTTGTTTTCAAAGTAGTCATCTATCTCTGACTCAAAATCTAAGACAGATCTAAGAGTCTCAGGATCTTTCCACCGAGCCTCTTCATATGCACACTTGAGCATCCATTGAGCCTGCTCATAACCTTCCTTCTGCAAGAGCTCATTAATGTCTTTGGTAGGAAGGTTGACTCGATAGCATCGATCACCAAGTCGCTGCATTATTTCTGCGGCGGCAAGCTCCCCCTGCTCATCCATATCAGTAGCGATAAGGATCTCTTCGAAGCGTGCTAGGTTCTCGTATTCATGAGCTATCCACTTAGTCTGCTTTGCACCTTTACCTCCACCCATTGGTACAGATAGAGCAGGGAAACCTAATTCACCACAAGCAATCGCGTCCCACTCACCCTCCGTAATCCAGATCTTCCTGACAGTGTCAGGGATTGCCTGCCAACCAAACAGGATTGGCTTTAGATCTTTCTGGGTAGATGGGTTGCCATCATGATTGATCGGCTTAGTCTTTATGAATGTCTCTTTGCCGTCTGTATCAAAGAACGGAAACACTACATCCTGACCGCCTCTAGCATCTGTCTCATAGATCTTGTATCGGAAGCACACCTCTCCTACATCTTTGAATCCTCTTTTCTCCATGTATTCATGAAGGTGTTGATGCTCATTCCTTTCGGGAGGTTTAGGTAGGGTGTAATTTTTCTTTTCCGCCGGAGCAACTTTTTTTGCAGGCGTGTTGTCCCTGATACCATATCTTTTCTTTGCCCAGTCCATAGCATTGACTAAAGAAAGACCTTGGCTGTACATAATCAAGTCAAGAAGGTCACCACCTTCTCCGGTGCTGAAATCCATCCACTTACCGCACTGATCACCGTTGAGATAGACAGACATACTTCTACCTCTTTCACCCTGTATCGATCCTATCTTGTAGCATCCAGACTCGACTCGACCGTCAGGATATAACTCGTTGCAAATGCCTGCGGCATGAGGCGCTAGGTTCTGCGCTAGCGTTTTAACATCCATCATTTGACAGCCCCCAACAGATCATTCTTTCTGTCGTGACCTCTAAATGACTTAAGAGCATCCCAGTCAGGCTTACCAACAGACTTCCACTCCCTGCTGATTGCAAAATCCACAACACCTGACAAGTCAAAGCCTTGCTTTTTAAGAACAAGAAAGTCCTGAGAAATGACCGTAATCATTTTCTTGGCAGGCTTCCTACCTTTACGATCATCAAGCTTGTACTCCCACCACTTAACCCAAGCGGCTTTCGTTACACCCTCTGGTGGAGCGTTAAGGAGAGAAGAACGCCAACATATTTGTTCTTTCTTATCTTCGTTAGTAATAATGTTTGTTCTTTGGGTTTGATTTACTTGATCTGGGTTTACTTGATCTGGGTTTTGATGATCTGGTGGAAAGCGACCGCGAACATCTGTAACTAGCCAGTCCCATCGGACAACATGACCACTTTCGTTTCGGACAATTTCTCTACGGATATACTCTGCGTTCTCTAGCTCATCAGTAATGCGAGTCATCTTCACATTGCCGACACCAAAGACTGTACAGAGTTGGTTGTTAGTTATTTGCCAGTCATCGACATGGCTTAAAAGGTAGACAAGAACACCGAGGGATTCGGGGCTAAGTCCATCGCCTCTATACTCGCTGGCGGAAAATCCACCTCGAAGGAGTAAGTTGGGGATTCGGGTATAATAATCTTGTTTAAGATTGGCAGGACGAAAAATCATTAATCAGACAGCTCCATGTAATATTCATTTGAGCAGGGATAATAATCTGCAAGTATTCATTTGGCAAATTTATTTATCTGAAGGTCTTGTTAAATTATCTTAAATATGGAAGATCCTGACTCAGGGAGAAATACATGGACGATAAAACTAAAAAAGAAAAACGTGCGGAAATATTTAAAGACGCTTTAGATCAAGCGGGAGTGCCGGAATGGGGCAGGGGCGCAGCGATTGTAAAGCAGACCGGCTGTAGCCCAGCTTCAGCGCAGGCTTGGATTCGAGGAAGCCTGCCATCGGATGGGGAGCGCATAGTAGAGTTATGTGATCTTTATCACATTGACTTATACCTATGGATAACCTTGGCGTCGCGAGGTGATTCGCTGATAGCAGATTCGATGACTGAAGCTATCATTTACGTTAAGCATTTTGAGGAAAAAACAGCTTTCACCCTTACACCAGATCAGTTTTCTCTTATGTGTCTAATGTATACAGATGCTCGAAAGCGCGATGGGATAGCAGGCATGATGAAAGTTTTGACTGCAAAAGGTTAATCAAATATTTATATTTGAAAGATAATTTTTAAAGAAATAATTACATTAAATGGACGTTTTATATGGCAAGAGTTACACCGGAAGATAGATTAAGCTGTAATCAGTTGGTTAAGTTTATGCAAGCCCGCCCCGCACTTAGCAAGAACTTTCGTATAGACCATCCATTATTTTTTGAACATCTCCAGACAGTTAAAAGCATCCGGAAAAGATTAGGATCTAAAATAAATAGTTTAGAGGATGATTTAAAAATCTGAAAGTGTTGAAATAAATCTACATGGTGTGTAATATGTCTGTTGAATTAACGGAGATATTACATGGATATGCTTACCCGAGCCCAAATCTGGGCGACACTGTCTAATATAGATGTAACAGAATTTTGTACCGAAACAGAGATACTCGACAATAAAACGTTGACCTATCTGCCTTGGATGAAAGCCCATGAAATCATGATGGGCGAGTTTCCTGAATACTCTTGGGAGTTCACCGAAGACCCTTCTTCTCGTGAATGTCACTATTTTGATGATGGTTCTGCCGAAGTTAGATGCCGAATGACTATCGGTGGGCAGACCAACATCACCTACTTACCTGTCCACTCCTCTGGCAAAGCAGTCAGTTCACCCTCAGCAACCGATATCAACCAAGCTAAACAGCGGTGTCGTGTTAAGGCAATGGGTGAGTTTGGTCTGGGCTACCGGATGTGGATTAGCTCTCAAATTAAAGATATTGAGTCTAAAAGTGCTTTTCAAGATGTACAAAGTACACCTCCAGAAACAGATGATGCAGATGCAGAACTTCAAAAGGTTATTGCGATCTGGGATCACCTGAAGTTTGGTGACGCCAAAACTCTTAGTGAAGCAACCAAGCTGTATGACAAGTTTAAACGAGGTCTAACTAATAGAGGCTTAACAGATACCACTGGTAACTGGGAAAAGCTCTGTAAGGAGAATGGTTGGAGGGCTAAGAAATGAGTTTAGCTGTCCAAGGATCACCCGAATGGCACGCGGCAAGAGCTGGAAAGATCAAAGCATCTGTCTGCGCCGCGCTAGAGGGTAAGCACCCATACATGAAACCTGCTGACTTAGTTCGCCAAGAAGTACGAGCACTGGCAGGGGCTGAATCAGAATTCAAGATGGTTCCGGCAGTTGCTCACGGGCAAATGATGGAAGACCATGCAAGGATCTTTCTTGAGAACTTGCAGGACTACACTGTCGAAGAGACTGGTCTGGTTGTACATCCTAAGTATGACTTTATTGCAGCATCTCCAGACGGACTTGTCGGACTTGACGGCTGCGTTGAGATTAAGTGTCCGTTCCCCCAATACACTAAGACCCCTTACTCTATCTTTGCTCCCAAGAGAAGCATGTATCTAATGCAGGTCTATATGCAGATGGAAGTGCTTGATGCAGAGTGGTGTGATTTTATTTGTTACCTCGCAAAAAATGAAACGGCGGAACCCCAGTACACGTTGGAGAGAGTTCACCGCAAGGAAGACTTTCTAACTGAACTGTTAAGCCGCAAGTACCTGCCTCAGCCTGAGAAGGGAACTATCTCTCGCCTTGATCTATATAGATGTTGGCACAACTGGATTCAAGAACAGTATAGAGACGAAGTAACCCGAGCTGAACACGTAAAAACAATTGAGGTTAACGCTCCTGAGGTCATTAAGACCGATGAGGAACTGAACCGACTAACTGCAATGCAGAACAGGATTGCAGACATTAAGTCACGAATCAGTGACGACTTAGAAACCTTGGACGTACTGGGAAAGACCAGTGACTCCCTGAAAAAAGATATCGCCGAACGTTACAAGAGTTCTGTCAGCAATGGCAAGACTACTGTGAAGGTGATTATGAAGAACCCACCAATAGACTATAGAAAAGCGTTTGAGTTCTTGGGTGGTGAAGATGAAGTATTAAATAAAGACGAGTCCCTAGATTCTTTTCGAAGATCGACGGGAGCAATGCAGGTACAAATTCAACACGGAGAAGTGTAATGCAAAAACCAACAGCATTTGAATCATTAAAAGCAGGCAAGGGTAGATTATACCCAATGCCAAAAGAGAAGCGCGTCGAAGAGTGGAACCGCCTTAAGCAGTATGACTGGGCAACCAAGGCGCACGTCCCTAAGTTCGATGGCTTTATTAAAGTTAGTCGCGAGTTAGTCGCTGACCTACAGGCTGCTCTTGACGTACATGGCGGTAACGACTTCCGCTACAACATAAAAGTCTGCGAGCAGATGGGTGACGATGGGAACTTACAGCAGTTAAATGTTGATTACTGGATTCCTAAGCCAAACCCTAATACGCAATCTTCAGCGCCAGCAGCTGCGCCTGCTGACGACTTTTTAGACGACGACCTACCTTTCTAAGGACTTACTAAATGCCTCTAAGAATTACCCGAAGAGCTAACTCCGTCTTTTATGGCGGAGAAAGCCTTGACCCCGACGACCTCGAAGGCACTTTCGATCATCGAGTTTGGGTTCGCGGTGTAGTGGACTTGGACGGCAGACATGAGGCGATCCTTAACGTGCATACCAAACGTAAAGGGCATCAGGACCATGTATTAACTGCTGGGGATGAAGGTCTTCAGCTTACTGATTCTGTGTTTGTCGAGATGACAGGTGTACAGCCGTATTTTGTAAAACCCCAAGTAACGTGCCCTGAATGCGGACGATCTGATGGAGTAGGGGCTAAGCCCTTTATGTTGCCATCAGCGAAGCTGCTAGTAGGAGCACCCCGAAACTACCAAATAGTGCGTGATGACGCGAGGAAAAAGAAATGAGTGAACAACCACAAATTATCTCTATCGATAATACCCCTTACTTAATTGATGACCTAAGTGATCTGTGTAAAGAGCAACTTAACCTAGCACAGGCAGGCAGCCAAGCCCTTGGGCAAAAGCAAGCTGAAGCTAAGCTCTTACAGATGGGTCTTGACGTTGCGCTTAGTGAAGCTAAGAAATTGTTGCCTGAACCTTATCAAGCTGAAGCTGCTGAAGAAGCAGACGAAGATGTTGAAGTGGTAGATAACCGCCACTAAGGCTCCCCTAGAGGGTTAGGGCGTTCCCTCCTCACGTCCTTTTATAGCAGGCTTGGTCTACCTGTCCCTCGAGAACAGACCTTTATTAATGAGATCGATGCATGGTAACCTGCCACTGCTGTTGGTCTCTTCACGGAGACGAATATGAAGTTAACATTTAAAGAAATAGCTGATCGTTATTTGGCACAGCCAAGCGCACATAACGATGAGAAGCAGAGAACCACGGTAGTTGTCGCTAATAACCTTATTAAGGTGTTTGGTAACAAGCCGATTAAAGCATTTGAAAAGATCGCTCTTTTCGATAATTTTATTGAGGATCTGCGGGTACAACCATCCAAAAGGAAAATTGGTCAAAGGGTCAGCAATAGCTGGGTTAACAAGCACACTATTATTATGCGAGCTATTCTTAACTACGCTTACAGTAAAGAGCATATAAATAGAGTGCCTAAGTTGTCCGTGTTGCCAGAGACTAAGAGCAAGATCTTTCTTAAGCCTCAACAGGTTCTCGACCTTATTGGAACTTTGGATGACTTGAGAGCAGATCAAGTTAGATTTGCAGTAGCGACAGGGTTGCGAAAGACAAACATCAGACTTTTGAAGTGGGGGCAAATATCAGAAGACTTGTCGTCACTTCTTGTCGATGGAAAAGATGCCAAGATGGGCGAGGATATCCTCATCCCGTTAAACGCAGATGCTCGAGCAGTCTTGCTGCGACGAAAGGATTTAAACGATGCTCTAGTAAAGAAGCATAGGTATCTTCGCAACAAGATAGACTATGTCTTTGTTCAGCAGTCTGGAGGCAGAACAAAGGTAGGTAATGTTTTAAGTGAAATTACAAACAGCACCTACAAGAATGCTTGCAGAAAAGCTGGCTTGCCAGAAGGAACCACCTTTCACACCATGCGTCACACATTTGCTAGCTGGCACATTGAAAACGGAACGAGTGAGATGGTGCTTATGGAGTTAGGAGGATGGAAAGATCGTACTTCATTGCAACGATATGCTCATCTAAACCAAGCTCAAAGAAAGATTGCATCGTCTAACATTGAAGGAATGCTATAAAAACATTTAAAATATAAACTCGCGCAAGTCATTGATATATAACAATAATTTTCATCTTAAGTTGCTTCGTAAGCAATTGCTCTCGAAGCAGGTGACAATCATTTTTATTCAATTAAATCAATAACTTAGAGACCGACAGCAGAGGCTCTTGCGCGTACTACCGGAGACTGAAAATGGATATAAAGAAAGCAATTAGAGACGCCAACGACTTCGCTGATGAAGCAATAGCTAACACTTGTGGAGACTTAAAGAGTATCGAAGCCACCACAAAGAGATGGATGAACGCAGGAACATACAACCTACAGAACAAGCATTTGTTTGGGTGGTTTGTTGTTACTGTAGTTCTCTGTTTAGTGTTTTGATATACCAAAAAAACATGGAGCAGATTGCAAATATTCATTAGCCGTTGAGCTAAAACAACACTACAATGCGCCCTCAATTTTAATGTAACTTAAAGGTGTCAAGGTAATGTTGGTGGTTTGTATCTGCGTATTGTTTGGTTTGGTCGTTATAGCTAAAGATGATTTAGCTAGCTAAGATAAGGGCGTTATCGAAAGGTAGCGCCTTTAGCCTATCCACAGAAGCGAACTAAAACCAAAAGAAAAGAATACAATTACAAAAATCAAAGCCTTCCACTCTTCTTTATCTCTCCAGTCAAAATTACTCATTCAAAAATTACCGTCTCTTTTGGGTCCACATACTTCGGTTTACAGAAAGCCCTTACTGGTACGTCATATATTTTCCCAAATCTATTTTCGCCGGACCCTCTTATGCTTTGCAGGGTTATTCTTCTAGCAAAATAAACGCAGGAGTTGATATTATTCCAGACTCCGTACTCCTCAATGTCTTCAACAAAACCATCAGGGGTCATGGTCTCTATCATCAAAGCAAACACTAACGTTTTCACTTTATAACTCGTGTAGAATTATCTACCCACGTCACTTTACAGACGCAGTCAACCGCTTCATATTTTTTTGAAGGTCGGGACAACTCTTGACACATGTACACGCAGGCGTGCTTATTAACGTAGTAACGTGTCTTGCTCTCATCAACCTCACCGTTAACGAAGAATAGAAGAGCGAAGACCATTCTCACTGTTTAGCCAACAACGCCTGTACTAACGCAGAGATTTGATCGTTAGTCTTTTCTTGTATTTTTTCTTGACGAGCCAATGACTCTACAATTGCATCAACCTTAGTCTCTGTTACAGCTTGAGCCTGACCGTTCTCTTGTGCCTTCTTAGCTGTTTCCTTAACAATGACTTCAATACGCTTAACTTCAGTAGTAGTGCTTTCAGCGTTAGCTTGTGCTGCCCCGTACGAGATAGCTCCAACAAATAATGAAACGACTAATGGAATAGCCCATGTTGGGATTACAATACCTTTCTCTGACATAACTTATATCTCTCTGTTAATTTAACTCTTCATTTAATAGCTGTTGAATTAATGTCCATCTATCAACAAACTCTTTACTCTTCTGCTTACCAAACAAAACGTCTGACTTAGATATTGAGTTCTTTAAAGTGCTGTCTGACATAGTCCAAGCTGATGCCCCACCCTGAATCAAAGCCCTAGCATCCTTCTTGGTCACGCCGTTAGAGCGCAATATTGTCATTGTTTGTGTAGCGTTTAAGCCGGAACTCATAGCTGCACTTACCAGAGCTGCCATATCTTCAAAGGTCTCGCGCCTAGCTGTAGAAGCTCTGCCAAAAGCTTCTCGTATATCGCTATCCGATACATCGTTAGGGTCTCTAAACACGGAGGTAAGCAGTCTAGTTGACTGGCGCTTACCTTCTGAGAACTCATACGCCTTAAAGTGCAGTGCAGTCTTAGGATCAAATGTAGTCTTACGGAAGCCTATAAATGCCGCCATTTCATCACCAACATCGTAAGCCTTACCGCCTCTAGATATTTCTCCTGAAAGAGCTTTCTCCATACGGCGACCGTTCTGTATAACGCTTGGTCCCATACCTCTCTCAAAGTGCATGTAGGTATCTACAGCTTTATTGGCTAGCGTGTCAGCCTCGTTATAGACCTCACCGCCTGACGTCTTCTCGTTTGAGATAAACTCTAAGATAGTATTGGTGGATATATCCCAGCCTAAGAACGGCTTAAGTATTTCAACCCCAGCATCTACTACAGCATCATCTAGCGGCTGATCTCTCAGTAACGCATTTAATGGACGCTTCATTAGTGCGTATGGGTCAAGATGAGTAAGATCTAAGTACTCTAAGCGACCTTGATCATCTCTACCTGTTACCAGTATGTTTGAGTTCTTAGCCCAAGGAGCTGCCATCAACTTGATAGCCTCTTCCTCTTCTTCCGAAACACCAAACGCTGACATAGCCATTGCTTGAGCTGCATACACACCCGCACTAACCATACCTATACCTGCAATACGCTTAAGAGCAGCAGGTCTCATGTCTGGATCTGCCAAGTCTTCACGCAAGTACTTGATCATGTTCGCTTGCGTCCTAACAATTTCTGCGGGGAAAGAAACAAACGTGCCAGCAAGAGGAAAACGTCTTAACTTCTGAGGCAGATCACCAATCAGAGAGTAAGTTGGGTAGGTGTCACGAATACGCTTAGCTGATTTGATCTCAGCTTCTTCGCGTGACATGCCCTTGTTCTCCATGAAGTTGATGATTTCATTCTCGAAGCCAACGATCTTCCAGAAGTCATCACCATACTGATAGAACCGTGTAGCGTTATCAAAGAATGACTTCATCATTCCTGTGCCTGATACCCACTGCTCTGCGTTAGTGTCCTTCAACAGATCTACCATCTCGCCAGCGTATGGGTTGTCGTGTACTACACCTAGCTTTTTCAGGCGCTTTAAGTACTCAACGCCGTCACCTTGACCTGTTCTGTAGCTACTGGTCACATCAATCGACTTGCCTATTTTAGACCAGTTAAAGTGCCCATTTGCCACAGTAAACAGAGATGCAGACATCCAGTTACGAGCCATAGTGGTAGGTGCGATTACAGTCTTACCGTACTTGACCATACCGTTGATCTGGATAACCGTCTTATACAAGCCTCCTAGCTGCTCCTTATCTAGGGCGTCTCTGAATGCTTGCTCTATCTCAGGGAATGTATATAAGCCGTTGAGGGGGGACATGGTTTTTGACCCGACTTCCGCAATTTTTTTCGTTGCGCCTACCGGAGCATCTGCCTGATCAAACAGGAATACACCCTTACCGTCTTTAAGAACTTGGTTAAGGAACCTGTCGTTGTAGATAAGGCGAGACATCTTGGTGGCTGACTTAGCGAAGTTGATTCGCGCATCCTTATACTCACCTAGAAGTGCCCGTATCTCTGGGGCTATATCCTTTTGTTTCTTCAGGATGGATAGGTCTTTTGCCCCTAACTTAGACTCGGCAATAAACGATGACATATCATCAAAGGCAGTACCTTCTTTGAGTATGGTATTGATTACCTGATCTGGGTTAGTAGTACCCTGCTCTACAAGGAAGTTTCTAGCTGCCAAAATGATTTCTTTGGGGACTTCTTTGTTCCAGTTCTTATCGTCAAAAGCCCTGTGGCTTCTGTTTGCATACTTACCCATATTGTTGACAACAATGCTTAACAACTCACTCTTGGCTAGCGCTTCATCGTTACCCTCAGACTTCAGCTTTTCTATATCTGAGTTAAGTATCTCAGCATAGTCAGCTGACATCTTGTCGATGTAGTTACGCATTGCTACCAGAGCTTCCTTAATATCATTAGGTAGCTTAGAAGCCATAACTTCTGCCGCTGGTACTTGCATTGCTTTGTCCAACACAGCAGCCTGTGATGCGTCTATCTCGCCGAAGTTGTTCTGAACCGCTTCATCAAACAATCCAACCATCTGGCGGATGTCCATCTCCACAGCACCGAACTCACCATCACGCTCGATCTTTGAATCAAACGCTGTCTCAGGCAATAGACCTCTGGAGTAGAAGTTCTTCTGGAACCACTTCTTAAAACCTGAAGCTGCAAACCCTGCTGCTGCCTTAACATCTTTATCTTTGACTGCGTCGATTACTTGACTGCCGTCTGATCCAGCGCGAACAGATGCAACCAAGTCTTCATCCGACATGATCTCTGCGGCTGTACTTGTGGGGGCAGTTACGAAGTCCTTCTCTGAAGGTCTTTGTGGGGGTGAGTCTAGCTGATCTGTAGAAACTCCGGCAGCATCGATTCTAGCTCCGCTTCCAGTGGCTTCTTGGGGTCCAGAGTCCTGTCTGGGTACGCCTCTATCAGATAGGATTCTCTCGTAACTGGTTTCTGATACTTCGTCAGGTACTGAAGAATCGGATCGCTCCCAATCAGGTCTTTGTATTCCTCCGGAATGCTCATTGATTTTTACCCTTGCCTCATCGAGGCTTAATTTACCGTTATTATATTGACTCCATACGCCTTGTACAAATACGCCGTTTTGTTTATTTGACTTATAACCGGCAGTAAATAAACCCCTTACTGCCTCCCAAGTAATTGACTGCATCTCTCTAGGCAACACGTTTCTATCTTTGGCGGCTCTTCGGTATGCTTCCTCATAAAGTGAATACGTTCCTCTGTGACCCGTAACTGTAGAGTTTGAGGCGCCCGAGCCAAAGTTTGCCGCTACCTCTGGAGAGTTCCCTCCTAAAGGTCTGATTAAGCCAGCGGCGACAGCATGGGTGTCTATCGTCACAAAACCTAAATCAGATGCAGGATCAAAAATATTGTTGTAAAAGTTTCTGACCTTGTTCTTATCGCCGAGAGACAAGGAAAGTGTATCCATATCGCTATTAATCAGCGCTGTGACAGCCTTCCCTATTTCAGAGAGCGAACCCCAAGCAACCTTTGACCGAGTTTTCCCGTTTGCGTTTAGCGCATAATCTAATAATTTCCCGTCAGGAGAAACTATTCGATAACTCGGAGCGTTGTACGTCTGATCATAGGTCCGTATCCACATCCCTAAAATATTACTTGGAGCATCCTCTCGAATTAAATCGCTCAGAGATTTTTCTTTAATGATGTCCAGCTTTTCTCTGTTTTCTATTTTTGTCTTAGCATTTACACCCTTATGAAAATATATTTGCTCGGCTTTTTCTTTCATAGCCTGATCAAACGGGTCGTTCATGTTCTGGTGATATATATCAATAACTCTCTCAGCTAGGCTAGCATTCTGATACCAGTCTTTCTGTGGAGATAAGTTAGCAGTTACAGCGCTCGCTTGAGCAAGCGAAATGCCATGCCTGTCAGCCATTCGCTGTACGATTTTGTTTGCGCCCTCGTACCACTGTTTCGATACTTCTCTTGTGGCTTGAGGAACAGAATCAAATATATATAACAGGTTGTCTCGCACATGATTTACAAATCTTTCGGCAACAACCTCATCCGATCCGTTTTGCTCTTGCTGTGTAAGGTTTGTGTAGGGCTTTATGAGAGCAATGTTTTTGCTAAACAGATTGCCAGCATTCAAAAAACTTTCGTAGTCGTTGACCAATAATTCTCTTAAAGGGTCTTGAGTTCTTTCTTTAGCTGTAGGGAACCTAGTGCTTACCGCCTGATACAGGGCATCATCATCGAAGCCAGCCAGATCATCCATCGGATCATAGTCGTCATCGATATCACCAAGATCTTGCTGAACAGCGTCCGCTTCAGCTTTCTCTAGTCGTTCACTGTGTGCTTTATTAAGCCACTGCAAGGCTTCCTTTCGATTGTCACCGATACCGCCAGTTCTTGCGATGGCGTTGAAGTCCAGCTTGAGAATGTCATAGTACTCTGGAGACAAGTGCCACATTGGATTGGCAAACTGCATTGTGTCTCGATAGATTAAGTATTCAGTGCCGTCCGGATAGGTGACGTTATAGTTACCAGTGTTCTCAAAATCTGCGGCTCGTTTTACCTTCGGCTCTGTTTGCTCTAGCTGTACAGCTCGTCCATCCCTGTCCCCAGCTTCACGTTGGGTCGGTTCTCCCAGTCCTTGACTGGCTTGTTCCGCATCAAGGCTACTTCCGCCATCTCCTCCAGATCCTTCTTGCTCCTGAACTTGAGTGCTTCCGCGCTGGGTAGGTGACCGAACTTCTCCCTGTACTTCTTGAGGTTGCCCGTTAGCTTCATTGGTCCGAATGTCAGCTTCGCCATTTTGAATAGTCTCCGTTGGTTGCGTTCTAAGCAGTCTCTCTAGATGCTTATACGTTTTTGGTGCTTGCTCCTGAAGTAGTTCAGGGCTTGTATGAAAGATGGCAAACGCTTGAGCGAATGCTTCTTTCTGCATGCGATCTACTTGACCCGCTATATTCTGAGGTTCTGAATTAGCTATCCATTCAAATGCTGGTCCGAATGGGTATGCTAACTCTTGACCTAACTCTGTGCCACTTAAATAGTTTTGACCCAGCTCATGGATAACTGGTCCCATCTCGTAAGTAGCCGAGTTCATGCCCATCCCGTTTACCTCTAAAGAAAAGTCTGGAGAGTTGGTTGTGTGACCAGTGCCTACATCAAAAGCATGACCGATTTCATGAGCAAGATTAAATCTGAGTTCGATAGCAGAATCGCTGCTATTGTCTTTGTCGGCTATAAGTTCCTTAACTCTCGCACTATTTAGCGTTATCGCTTTAGATGCTTTTAAGTATGAGCCAGCTACCTGCCTGTCCATCTGGCTATCGGTATGTGAATAAAAGCCGCTTACATAATTCATCACACGCTTTGGAAGACCTGCACCTAGCAGATCAACTAGAGCGTGCTTAATCTCATCAGCCTGAACACCTTCGGCTACAGTAATCGTATTACCGTTCTGCATCACAACTTCAGGAGACGCAAACAAACTGTCTATACGACCTTGATCAATAGGTGATCTATTAGCGCCTTGAGAATCATTGATGTCAGATATAGCCTGAGCCAAAGGCTTCATGTTAGGGCGCGTTACATTCTCTGTGTAAGCAACCGCAGGCATATCGCTCATAGAACCTTGAGGGATCGTGAGGCTTTGAGTTGCTATCTCTTGAATGCCCTCTACCACAGCTTCTGCATTAGGCATTGATTGCGCGATATCTATAGCTTGAGATGCCGGAACACTATCTGGGATGTTGTCTGGGTCAGACTGCTGTATTACCTGCTTTTGTATGCTTGCAGGTAAGTCATCTAGTTCTACTATAATTTGAGAGAAGTCAGGAACTGGAGTCTTTTGGTTATTGATTCTAGCTACTACTTCTGGAGTCCTAATAGTTTTCTTTGCACCGTTCTCATCCCTTACTGCTAGAGATAAAGGATTACCTTCTGCATCTCTTATAATTCGGGTGAGAGAATATTTTTTCCCGCGCAATTCAAATTTATTGTTGTCATCAATCTGAACGTCTTTCTCGAATACCAGATTGCCACCAGTAGGCACGACACCTAACTGCTCTGGAGACTGGTACTCACCACTCTCAATAAGCACGTCACCGTTGTCTTGAGTTGCTACGTAGAACCCGTCGTCTTTCTTAAGTACTGGTCCTTTGTTTCCGTTGTAGTCTACGTCCTGACCTACAAGCTCTTCCATTCTGGGGGTGATAGACTCTGGTAAGTTGCCACCAAACACTGGAGGCTCTTCAGCTACAGGCTCTGGCTCTTTGTCTTTAGGTATTCTTGTTGTCTCACCTAGAGCACCAAGCTCCATCTGATAGATTTTTTTGACCTTTTCTCGAACGGCAGGAAGCCCCTCAATTTGCGCCCTTGCTTTTGCTCTAGCTTCTTCTTGCCTTGCTTCAGGGTCAGATCGATCTTGACGATCTGGGAAGTCATCAATTTCTCGACGAACTTCCTCTCTGCTTTTTGGAGCTATAGTCGTTCTGCCAGTAGGCAATCTACGCCCATCAATTTGCGTCTCGGTTCTACTCCTAGCCTGCTCTCTAGCTTGTTCTACCGTTAGTGGGTCAGTGCGCGGGTCATTCCTTGCTCTGCCTTTAGGAAGATCGAGAGCTTTTTCTCTTGCAGCCTGAACCTTTGCTCCGCCCTTGTCAGTTGACTCTGGTTGCGGCTGATCATCTATAACCGGAGCTTGTTCTTGTTCTTGAGCCTGCTCTTCATCTAAAACAACTTCCGGCGAGCTTTCTTCAGACTTACCGTCTAAAGCATTCTCATCTAGGTTTTGCTTTAGCTCTGGATCTTTAGTGACAGCACCAGTAACGCCGCCGATAGCTCCACCACCAATGGCACCAGCTACAAACGCATTAAGGTATTGAGATCGGTTCTCTTCATCGAACAATCGCTCAAGGAACGCTTCCTCTATAGCAGGGTCTTGCTGACCGCGTACAAACTCCAAGGTAGAGTTCTGTACAACTTCCTGCATCATCTCCGTTACGCCTTCAGTACCGGATGCTTTGGCTGCCTCTTTAAATGCGCGACCAATGACTGATTGTTTTTTGCTTACGTTTTCAGCTATTTCTTGAGTAGCTTTGCCGTATAGGTTTTGTGGTAAGACACGCTTCAAGACTCTCATTGGAGTCATTGCGTCTAACGCACCAGATGCTAGACCCGTAACAAGTGCTAGACCAGCAGCCTCTTCACCAGTCTCATCAAAGATTCTAGTAAAGGATTCTCCCGCACCCATCACCGTACCAAAACCTACAGCGCCTGCGACCTGACCCTTTAGCCCAACCTTACCCAAAGCCTCTCTGCCTACAGCTGACTGTGCGTACTGCCTTGACGCTGCACTCTTCGCCATTCCTTCAGCGTTCTTTTTGACTAGAGCTTTTGCGCCTTGATGTATGGCTAGCTTCTTGGCGGCAAAACCCCCTACTGCACCAACACCACCGCCCCCAATGAGGCTAGGTATAATGTTGCCTACGATAAATGCAGCATAATTTGCTAAGTCTCCACCACCATCAATGTCTTCTAGCCTTCCGACATCAGCAGTATTCTCAGCGGCTTCTGCCATCTGCTCGTCGAAGTACTGCATACCGTCATAGAACCAATCATCGTTACCGACAGCCGATCCAACTAACGCTTTTGCACCACCGGCAAGAGCCTGCAACTGATCTACACCAGCGCCGAAACCCTTACCGAATTCGTTAAGAACTCCGGTTTCCTCTTCTTCCTTGAAGGTTTTTAGACGGGCGTTGTTAAAGTCTTGATTCGCATATATGGGCATTTAAATACCTGAATTAATCTACTGCGTTGAAATATTTGCCTGAGCCAGTACGGGCTAGCTGCTCGGAAGGAGTTAGATACTTTCCCGCACCTCTATTATTGCTCGCTCTTCTAAACGTATCGTTCTTCCAGTTTTTCCACTCTTTATCGTTATCAATCACAGCATTCCCGTTTTCATCTATGCTGAGATACTGTGCCGCTTCCAGAACCTTCGCTCTGGACAAAGGCTTGCCCTCATTAAATCGACTTAGATTTCTAATAACGCCTTGATCTTTAAGTGCGTTATAGGATTGATCTCCAGCTAGAGCTGCCTCAACAGGTTGATAATTGCCCACTCGATTCGACGAATAGTGAGACCTCATCAGCCCTTTGTTTGCAGCAAACTCGCTCATAGTCATGCCCTTAATAGGGCTTGATAGATCTGGGTTTCGTGCTCCATCTATTTCAGCAGCTTTAATGTCGTCAGCGACTAGCTGCAAGAAGTCTCCGTCTTTGCGACCCTCAGTTAAGTCGTAACCCCTTGCATTAATTTCGTTAAGTACTCCACGATAAGGCGCCATAGCGTTTGCGTACTGATAGAACCCGCTGGCGGCTTGAACGGCTTCTTCGACAGACATAAATGCTTTCTCACTGCTAGCTTCACGACCAACAGTCATTGGAGCCTCGTAAGTAAACTGCTCACCTGTCTCAGGGTTCTCAATCAAAACGTCTACTGTGAGTCCTAATGAATTTCCGTCCAGCCCAACATTCGACACCTGCTTGCTCACAACAACGTAGCCCTTGTCTGCATAAGAGCCTGCGTGTTTGTGAGTTTCTGATGTAACTAACTCTCCAACACCAGCCATATTGTTACTGTGAAACACTACGTTAAAAGTATCTCTAAGGGCGGTCTCATCAATTTGGTCAGCCTTACCTTCGGCAATAAGGTCGAGTGTTTGTTTGAGTCTTCCTGCTTGGAACTGAACGTTAGGCTGGGTGACGTAATCCAAGTCCATCAGCGTTCCTCTGGTGGCTTCTGCCATCTCTGCAAGCCTAGCCTGCGTGTCAGCATCGTAAGCAACCTCACCAGTTCTTACCTGCTCTGCCAAGTCCACAAACGACTGAACTCGTGTAGCTGCTACTGAATTTGTTTCTCTTTGACTTCGGCGCTTCTTCTTCAGGTCTAGATCGTCAGTAAGGGTATCTGTTTGCGCGTTCCTAAAATTGGCGTCAGAATTAATTCTGGTTTCGTCCAGACCAAGCTGTTTCTTTTTATTTTCTGCCTCTAAACCCCTTATGCGAGTTTGTTCAGCGGCATTGTCTGTCTGCGCCTTTCGGTATGCAGCCGTAGATTCCCGATCAAGATCACCCTGACGAGCCTGCTCTTCAAGCCTGTCCCGTTGTAACTCACGATCCTTAACGTCACTTATTAGCCCGAAGCCACTTCTAAAACCGTCTGCAAAACCTGCCATGATAAATACCTAGTCGAATAATTTGTTAAGTAAGAAAGCCACGCCTAAGCCAATAGCTATTGGTGTTGCTAATGCCGAGAGCTGAGCCATTGGTCCTGTAGCTGCTACGGCTTCGGATGCTGCGGCAACTTCGCCTGCGGCTGCGACTGCCTCACCACCAGTAGCGACTGCCTCAGTCACCCCAGCAAGATTGTTGATTGCTCCACCAACTTCTGCACCACCTGCCAACACCTCTCCAGTTGCCGTTACCCCCTCAACAGCAGTCGATATGTTGTTTATTCCTCCAGCCGTATTCGCTAACTCGCCACCTTCCATTATGGTTTTAACTGTTTCTCCAGACTTGCCTATCCCCTCCATAGCGGTTCCGATGTTGTTTATCGGACCTGATGCGTCGGTAGCTGCGCTAAGAGCCCCTTGAGCGTCGGACAGTCTTTGGACGTTACCTGCGTGAGCGCCTTTCAGCTTCATCGCTGTCGATGCTCCCTGCATTCCACCAATACCTGCGCCAGTGCCAAGAAGCTGTGATTCCGCCGCCTGCTCCTGTGCCTCAATAGCCATCCTTTGCTGATTCTCAATAGACTCAGATCTAGCTACCGCTGCCATTCCTCTGTTTGCAAGACCTCTAAGACCTTGTCCTACCGCAATCATTGTCATTGTCCTGTACTCCTTGCCTTCTGTGAGATTCCTGATAGAGAGCCTGAAAGGATTGACTGGCGACGATCTGCATCTCTGAGTCTTGTATCGTTAAGTCCACCAACTAAACCACCCACAGCTGTTGTGCTGTTAGATATGTTGCTTCTGTTTTGCAAACCCATTCGAGCCATGTTGCGGTCTTGTTGACCCTGAACATTGGTCACTGCACTTCCCATATTTGAGCGTGTACGTTCCAGATCTGCACCCAAGGACTTGGTGCCTGTTGCGGTGATTTGTCCTGCCAAAAAATCTTCCATCGGGGCAAATCGCGTATTATAGTCTTGAGTCTGAGCCCTAATTAAATCGGCATATAACTGGTCTCCGGGATTGTCTTCGGGACTCATGCCAGAATATCTGTAAGGGTTAATGTTTGAATAAGGATTACTGCCACCCGAGAAGTTGTAAAAGCTACCAACAGCTCCTGCTACTTCTGGGTTTAACATAGCCATATAGCCTCTAAAGTCCATCATTAGCCTCCACCTCCTAAGCCATATCCTGCCGCCATGCCGGCACCAGTACCTGCAATAGATGCAAGACTTTGTGATCTAGCGAAATCTCTTTTAGCCGCTGATCCCGCTCTATCTAAACTGTTCTGCATACGATCAATGTTTCCAGTCATTGCTTGAGTTTGAAGACCCTGACCCATTGCTATTACATTACCTAAACCTTGGTAGGCAGCATCTGTATAACCAAGACCTGCATCTGCACCAGCAAGACCCATACCTCTAGCCTGAGCCTGTCTTAATGCTGATGACTCACCTTGAGCGCGACCAGACATGGGGTCTAATCCCATATTGAATTGAGCGCCTTGCATATCTCCAAAGCCTTGCTCATAGATAGCAGAGGTCTGATTTTGTGCAGATGCCATTGCATCATCAGAAGCACCGTCAGCAAACATTGCTTTAGTGTCATCAATAAACATGTTCTCTAAAGGGACAAACACATCACCGTAACGTCGCAATGCATTAGCTGCCTGCTGAGCTAGCGCCTCTTTACTCTCTAATTCCTTTGGATCGCTTCCGCCACCACCGCCAAAACACATAAGCTAAACCTCTATCTTTAATAAAGCCCCGACTTCACTAAAGCCGTGGCGTTCCAATAACTTCTTATAGCCATCACCCGCTATACCTGACGTGATTCCTAAGGTCACTTGCTTTACTCCTTTCCCTGTAGCCCAAAGTCTGTAACTTGAAATAATCTCTTTAATACTGCTACCAATTCCTTTTCGCCTATCAGGCTTGAATACAAGCCCCAAATCCTCTGCAACTTTTTCGTATGAAAAAAAGCACTCTGTGACGCACCCCATGAACATCCCAACAACTTCGCCGTCATCGTCTGCAATCAACATAAAAATATCCGACAAGGGATTTATTGCTTCTTTGAGCAATCCGTAGAACTTACCGTCAGACCATCCACAGTTTTTGTAACTGCTGTTTTCTTGAAACCACTTACCCAAATCATTGATCTGAGGAAAGTCGTCTAACGACGGATCACGCACGACAATTGCCACTAAAGCCTGCCTTTAATATGTTGGATTTTTATAAGCTATATTCGTGTATAAACGAGTAGCTAATTCGGGGTGAGATGTTCCGGAGGTCGGAGTCCCGCTTTACCCTTATGATACTTTAAAATCAAGTAAATTACTAAAAAAAGTAATTATTACGCTTTGGGGTAGGAGTCTTTTACTTCTTTTATTGCTGTAAAGAACTCACCTGTTTCATTAAGTGTACCGTTGTCTATATCGTGAAACAGTTTGTCTAACTGATTTGCAATGCTTGGGTAAGTTAATGCCCTAGACTCTGCGTATGTAGGCTCTGGAGCTGTTGCCGTAACATACTGAATTACTGTTCCAAACTCGTCATCAACAACATAATCTACTTCATCTCTTGGCAACCTATCCGGAGCTGGTGCATACGCATACCATCCTGACTGGTCCTTCATGCCTGCTTGTGGACCTGCCGTTATGCGTCCCTCACCTGTATCAAATTGAACATAAAGTTGTGTCATTATCGTAGGCTCATAGCTATGCCTTCTAAGGCGTAAATTTTATCCATCACCCAATTTTTGTATGGCTGGCTGCTTGGAACGTAGTACTTGTTCGCGTTGTAAACTCCAATCCTAATTTCAAAATCAACAGCCGAGCTTGTCTTGGTGCCAAGACCGCCACTAATAGAGAACTGATATGGGTGGTAGTCAGACGCAGACCTGAAGAAAAAGTCATTAACCATAGTGTACTGATTGGTCAGGATCTGTCCGAACACAGACATGTTTGTGGTGATTGTTGATGTTGACGCTCTTGTGTAATAAATTCGAGTTCTATCTGTTGATGACGTATAGCCGCTGGATGATGTGTTGCCGTAGGTGTAGCCCATTACCAGTAATGCAGATCCCGAAGAGACAAGGGATGTTACATCTCCAGCCACTTCAAACCAGTAGATAATATAACCAAAGCCGTAATTTTGAGATCCGTGATTGGTTACAGTCCCTAGAGAAGGAGTAGAACTTGATGTGTCGTTTGTTTTCATCCATAGCTCTAATCTGTAGGCGTCGTCATTCTCAAACACACCCCAACCTTCCGCACTGATGTAAGCTCTTTTCTCTACACCGTCCGCCTGAGCAGGAATTTGACCTGTGAATATGACTTGCTCTGCTCCGTTAGGTGCATCAATTGCTACCGCCGAAGATAGAGAGAACGGAATCAGATCATTGATATCACCAGTTATTTGGTCAGCTCTTAGGTTCTCTACTGTTATGTTGGCAGCGTTTATTGTTCCTGAGGTTATCTTGTTAGCTGATATGTCACCTAAGGTTAGTGTGGGAACACCGTTAACGTCCTGCGACGTAAGGAATACACCGTCAATGTTAAGGAGGGAGGTTGATATTTTTCCGCCCGAAATTCTATTTGCGTTTAACTGACCCGTAATGTTTGCAGTATCAATTGTAGCGTTGCCAATCTGTGCTGTAGTAATCGTACCGTTCTTAATGAACGCACCATCCATATAAACACCGGCAGGGACAATAACATTACCGTTCTCATCTTCTATATCCTCACCTTCAACCGTGAACGGAACTAAAACCTGAGTGTCATTTATGGGCTCGTTTGAAACTTGAGTCGAAGTAGTCTGAGGATTTACGATGGCGAACCGATCAGCCCTAACAATAAATGCAGAGGTTGGAGTTCCGTCATCATTGCTCGTGTTAGACAACCCGAATCCGGCTATATGTCCTTGGTTGTCTACTTTTACGGAGTACTGTGATGAAAGTCCTGTCTCAGAATCTCCAACAATTTCCTGAGTAGTTTCAATAGCGGCTTTAATTCCGCTTGTTCCATCTTCACCATTAACAACAACTTGCAAGGTGTCAATCTTACTTGCGCCAGTCTGGTCTGTCTCAGACCCAAATACCTCTAGATTTATTTTTGACGCAAAATCAGCTCCAGCTAATAAGACAGCGTTATCTGGATTACCTTGATCCCAAAGTGCTGCTGATAACTGCGAAACTCTAGATGCATTACTATCACCATTCGGAAACACTTCGGTCTGTACTTTGTCAAAAGCCTCGGACGTAGCCAGCTTTAATGTCCCCGACGTATCACTATTAACAAACATAGATGCCGCTATGTTATCGACCTTATCAACCAACGCTCCACTGTTGTTTACCGTCGCATTAAGAGTCCCAAATTGAGCGGCTGTTGCCAAAGCTAGCTGCTCGTTACCATTAGAATCTGTGTCATAAAGAACAGCCCTTAATCCATCTATTCTAGAAGCTGAAACATTTCCATCGGGACCAAAAACCTCTGTTTGTAATGTTGAAAATGCGTCAGCATCCGCAAGCTTCACATTATTATTTTCATCAAATACGGCTGAACTGAGAGCGTCTATTTTAGAAGCTCCTGCCTGAGGGGTTACACCCTCACCGTACACGCTAGTGTTTAATACGGACACAGCACCGGAGGTTGCAGTAAGACCTGTTGTTGGATTTGTTATTGTCGCATCTAACGTGTCTATTCGAGATGAAGTCGCACCAGAAGGCGTTACTCCATTGCCCCAAACCTCAGTTTCTAACAGAGATAAGGCTCCAGCGCCTGCTAACTTAACATTGCCCCCAGAATCAAACATCGCATTATTTAAATCAACCACATCCGACTGAACCGACGTAACAAGACCTGAAGGGGGATCAGTAGAGTCATCGTAAATAGCTGTTACTTTGTTGCTAAGAGCACCTAGAGCGCTGCCTGTAGCAAGTCTTGAGGTATCGTTAGCATTAAATACCTCAGCATCTAGGCTGGTTACTTTTTCCTGTATGGCGCTAATTTGAGTAACCGCGTCTGGGTCATTGGGGTTGTATATTGCAGTTACGTTATTAGTTAACCCGTCTAGCGCATCTACTGTAGCTAACTTAACCTGATTGCCATTAAATACCGCACCTTCCAATGCTGTAGATCTACCTTGTAGCGACTTAACCGCAGACGCTTCATTGGGGTTATCTGGATTATAGATAGCCTCAATGCTAGTTGTTAAACCATCAATGGAATTTTGCGTTGCTAATTGAACAACTCCATTAGAATCGAAAACTGCTGACTCAAGATCAGTTACATCGCTTTGAATTGTTTTAACAAGTGATACTGCATTTGGATCGTCAGGGTTATAAATAGCCTCAACAGATGTGGTAAGACCAGACAATGCAGAAGTAGTAGCAAGTAAAACATTTCCGCTAGAATCAAAAACGGAGTTATTTAAATCAGTTATGTCATCCTGAACAGACTTAACAACACTAGCATTTCCGCCATCATAGATTGCAGTAACACTATTGGACACTGTATTTAAAGCAGAACCTGTAGCTAATCTTGCAGACCCATCTGAATTAAATACTTCTCCTTCTAATGAAGTAATATCAGACTGAATTGTTTTTACAACAGACACTTCACTAGGGTTTTCAGGGTTGTAAATAGCTTCCACTTCTGATGAAAGCGCAGATATCGCCGCAGATGTTGCTATTGCTACAGTTCCATCAGCATTAAAAACTGCACCATTTAAAGTTGAAACGTCGTCCTGCACTGACTTAACAACACTGGCATTTGTGCCGTCATAGATTGCAGTTACCGAATTACTTACCCCAGTTAAAGCTGAACCCGTTGCAAGTCTAGCCGAGCCATCCGAATTAAAGACTTCACCTTCAAGAGCAGTTACATCTGTCTGCACAGTCTTAACTACACTAGCATTCGTTCCGTCGTAGATAGCTGTTACGCTGTTGGTAAGTCCAGATAAAGCCGACCCCGTGGCAAGTCTAGCCGAACCATCCGAATTAAATACTTCGCCTTCTAGCGCACTTACATCGGTTTGCACGGACTTAACGACACTGGCGTTAGTGCCATCATAGATCGCTGTAACTGAGTTAGTAAGACCCGACAAGGCTGATCCTGTGGCTAGTCTAGAAGACCCGTCAGAATTAAATACTTCACCTTCTAGGTCGGTAATGTCTGTTTGTACACTTTTAACGACACTAGCATTTGTACCATCGTAGATGGCAGTGACGCTATTAGTCAGACCTGACAGGGCAGTTCCGGTCGCTAACCTTGCGGAACCGTCAGAATTAAATACTTCACCCTCTAAAGCGGTGACATCATCTTGTACGCTTTTAACAACGCTTGCGTTGGTCCCGTCATAAATCGCCGTTACGGAATTAGTTACTCCGGTAAGTGCAGATCCTGTAGCTAATTTTGCAGATCCATCTGCGTTAAATACTTGCCCTTCTAGTGCTGTAACGTCTGTCTGTATTGAGGTGATTGTTCCGGCTTGAGTGCTAACTGTATTTGTTAGACCTGTTAACGCGGTTCCAGTAGCTAAGCGAGCAGAACCATCAGAATTAAAAACCTCACCCTCAAGATCTGTAATATCCGTCTGAGCGCTAGATATGTTATTTCCTTGGGTGGTTACTGTATTTGTTAGGCTTGTTACAGCTGCTCCAGTAGCTAATCTAGCGGAACCGTTGGAGTTAAATACTTCCCCCTCCAAACTTGTCACGTCCGCAGCTATAGAGGTTACCGTTCCGTTGAGATTTACAACGGTGGTATCAAGGGCGGTTAACGCTGAAGATGTGGCTAAACGAGACGACCCGTCGCCATTAAATACTTGAGAGTTTAGAGAAGTAATTGATGCTTGGTTAGATGCAATTCTTGGATCAGCAATACTTACCCAGCTAGAGCCGTCATAATAATAAGGCGCCATATTGTCATCAGAGTCATACCATCTAGAGTTTGTCGCAATCGTGCCGGTTGGTGCTGAAGTCTGAACGTAAACCGAGCTAGTGCCAGACGTTAAATCTGACACAGATGACTGAAGATTGCTTACAGATGTATTTAAAGATGACAGGCTGCTATCAACAGAAGTATTTCTTGAGCTAACAGAACTTTGCAGCGTTGACACGGTACTGCTTAATGATGATGCAGAAGCTGCTGCCGAGTTAGCGGACGCTTGAGCTGTTGCTGCGGCGGACGAGGCTGCCGTGGCGGCAGAAGCAGCAGTGTTTGCTGTAGCCTCAGTATTACCAACGCGGGTTAAAAGATTAGCGCCACTATATGTAGTGGTATACCCAGTATAAGCATCTAACCCATCTATCCTGCCGTCAAGT